CTTCTTTACCTACGTCCTTTGCAGCTTCTGCTGTTTTATCTAATGCAGTTTCTGTTTTCTTTGCTTGCTTATCGACATCTTTTAAAGCTGCCTGCAATTCATCGACTGATGATACTGATTTCTCAATACCATCAATCTCGAATGTAATTTTTACTTTTTCTTCTGCCATATTACTATTAAATATAATTATGTCCGGAGTTGAACAGGTTTATTACTGATATAATTATGGTTGACATAAATTCTGTTGTTGAATTGTACCACCAAATCCGATTGTTGGTGCTGGATCAGATTGTGCACAGTCTGTAAATGTAGCTCCTGGTGCTAAACCACCGGTAACGATTTGACCATCACATGTGGTATAAGTATAATAAGTGTCTTGATCTCCATCATTTCCAAATAGATATTCATAACATATTGGATCCGGTTGTGGAATACTACATCTAGATTGGCCTGTACATTCGTCGTTTATTCTTTCTTGAATACTTGCGGTACCTGTATCTACTGATATACTATTTAATTCCGCACATATTACTATAAGTTGCTGTGCACCTGCTGACCAAAATCTTGTGGTTCCATCTAAAATGTATGTTCCACTTGCACTACTGAAACCTGTTGCTGTTATTTCTGTACAATATTGTTCTGGTGATAGACCTAAACAATCATTACATGTTGCATATGTTGCAAAAGGAACTAATATACCACTAGATCCAAAGTCTCCACGTTGACCTACAGTAACACATATTTCTATTTGTGTACCATCTTCAATATATTTCATTATTGTTCCTACTGCGATGTTAGGATCATTTGATGTAGCATAGTCTCCAAAGTTATTATTACAATCTTCCACAAAGTAAACATATTCTCCAGTGTCATTTTCACATGTTGTACAGTTATCATAAACCATATCTACTACATATGTTGCTTGATCTGGTACTTCTTCTATTACGGTATAACAATTTCGTTGGCCATTGACTATAACACTTACTACTAAACCTGGTGATAAGAATGGTGATGTATTATTGGGTACATATTGAAAATCTCCAACAGTTGTACATGATTCTACTTTCCATGAATTAGCAGGTAGTGGTAATTGATCTTGACAAATTTCACATTCTTCGAAATCATCTAAGTATGTATAATTAGCCTGGTTTTGAGTACCGCTTAATACCATATAGCAATTATCAGCTTCAACTAAAGTAATTACAGTATTGGTAAGACTGATTGGCACTGAATCTGGTATAGTAACTATTAGTAAAGGACCTACTAAATCACATTGACCATCTGCTGATAGCAACTGTACTTGGTAATTACTAGTTAAATCTTCACATTCTAATACTACTTGTTGTACTGTGTTACTACATCCATTAACATCGAAGACTTCATATTCATAACTACCTTCACATAATCCAGATCTACTAAACGTGTCTGGTGCTAGATTGCTATCAAACCATTGAATCGTATAAGGTGCGCCAGCACCGCCAGTAGCTAAGACTTGTATACTACCATTACATGCACCTTCATCATTGGCACATACGTTAGGGTTACTTGAAGTGAATGTTGATGTTACTTCAGTTGATGTACTTTGTGGTACACTTACTTGAACTGTTGCATTACGTCCGAGACTATCAGTAACTATCAATGTATCTTGTCCAACGGGTGCATCAATTATAAATGTATAAGGTGCTTGATCTACAGGTGCATTAAATGTTCCTGAACTTCCACCGCTATCTAATTGCCATGTAAAGTTTGGAGTACCGTTGGTTGTTATTTGGATGCTACCTCCTGCACCTATACAACTTGTGTTATAAGTTATAACGCTAAATCCATCAAGTGGTTCAGGCAGCCATATAGGTCTCTGATCTTTTAGAGTAATCAGTTGTACTTTTACTTCTGTTGTTTCTCCAATTTGTACATCGTTGATTTTTTCTGGTCTATAATACTTACCATTAACAAAGATTATATCATTAAATGAAAAGTCTTGCAAATCTACATTATTAAGAGTAAAGTATGCTGTTAACCTTCTACTAAATTTATTATAAAGACTAGAAATATATCTTGACCAATATTCATCAAATAGAGTTGAACCTTGTTCATAGTAACCTGGACCTGGGTATGGGTTAATATAGTATCTAGTGTCGTTAGAGAAATTTAAGTTTATTGATGTCTGTTGTACTGGCCAATCACTATAGGGACTTACTAATGGCCAATAAGGTACTATTGATGGTGAACCATCGTCTATATCTAAATACCATTTATCTTGTTGTACTGTGATATCTTGTAGTCCATTATAAAATAAGATTCTTGTCTTAGGTTTAATAGGAACATGTTCATTAGCTGCTGTGTTATCATCGTGAGTATGAATTACTGGTAGGATCCATTGTGGAAATGCATGTGCTCCGTTTGCTGCTGTTTCTATTTGATCTATAGGTGTTGGTGCAATTCCATTAACTTTAACATCTCTTTTACCTTTTAGTAATTCATTATTACTATTAAATCTTAACCAACCGTAAGAGTGTTTGTTATTATCTTGATGGAATTGGTTAATATAATCTTCATCTTCTGCAAATGCAAATTCTATCTCTTGACTTTGTGTATTAAATAGTGGTTCTAATATTACATCTTTATTTTGTACAAGTTTATCACTCCAATCATATGTTTCTCCACTACCTATAAATTCTTGCCAAGGTTCTATAATAAAATTATTAACTCTATTATTATCTGGTTGCATTACCAAACGAAACATAGTTAATATATCTTTAATGTAATCGATTTGTTTGTATTGACAATCTAAATCTAATGGTGAATAGTAATCTCCAGGTGCTGCGGTACAATCCCAATATGTAGAAGTAACATTACTGTAATCAACATACGGTGCATCTGGATTTATAAATACTTGTATTATTTGTCCAGCAACAGGTTGATAACCACCATTACGTGAATCCCATGTAACTGAACTAGTTTGTCCATTGAATGTGTAATTACCGGTGGCTAAAATTTGTGTAATATTTCCACCAATATTATCAACTACACCTAATTGAACTGCAGAACCTAATGGTTCGTTAGGTCCGTTTGATTGTTCGTTTGATGCATCCACTTGTGCAGCCGCTGACATAATATAGAAGTTACCGCCGACTGATGCAGTACCTGGACATATGAAATAACTACCAGTTGTTGGAGAAGCAATGTTATAATCACCACTTACGTTACCTACAACTTGATTATTCCACATAAATAATCCTACGTCATTGTTTTGTCCAAATTGACTACTAGACTCAAATACTGTGGTTGTTGTTTGACCAACTTCCATTCCTACTTGTTCATTATTACCAAATGCACTAATATACATCTGATGAAATAGTGGACTATTTAAGAAATCACTACTATAAGTATAACCAGCATCTTCGAATATTTGATCCCATATTCTTTTAGCTCTGATCATTGGTTTTAATCTTGTAAGATCTAATGAGTTTGCTGCATGTGTAAATGATCCACTACCAGTACTACCTAAAGCGATTCGACCTTGTAATGGATTTCCATTATCATCATATGTATTTCCGTGATCTATAAGTGGAAATAGTAAATCACCATCAGCAGTTCCAGATACTAAATTTGGTGATTCTGGATATGCATTCCAACTACCTACGATATCATTAAATCCATAAGGACCTATAAAATCATTTGCGTTTGTATAATTTTGTGGTAATTCTGGCCAATTAAAGTCTGTCATTGCTATTTGACACATTGTCTTATCTGCCAATTCGCTACTAAAGTCTCTTGTTTCTCCTAAGAAAAGTAATTCATAATCTATCTTATCTTGATCTCCATTAACGTAGATTCGTTGTAGTCTAACTTGACCTTGTCTAAATTCTGCACCATCTACAAGTATCTCAGCCTTTCTTTTTACAGTTACATCATAATCAATACCATCAATCTCAAATGCATTTGTAAAAAATTCATTGTTATGTCTTGTTGCAGGTACTTTAAATGTTCTACTGAAAATACTACTTGCTTCTGCATTTGTAATATCTTCAATAGAAAGGGTTAGTTTGATGGGTTCCGTATCATATAGATCTATATAGATAGCCGAGTCAGGATCATCTGGTAATTTAAATAGCTTTAATTGAATCATATTTTATCCTCTTTGTGATTTTATGTTTGATGCTAGTGTGAAGTTTACAGTGTATTGAAATAAACGATCTTTTCTATATGTCTTCTCAACATAACTACTTGATTGGAGTCTTACAGGTACCCATTGGTTTAAATATTCACCATCAGTAAATCTTACATTAACTTGTGCACTCTTAAACATAGATTCTAATAACTTTGCTTCTTCATCGTTAATAAAACCTGTTTCAGCTGACCATGTTTCTTTAATGGTTTGTGAGTATGTAGTAAATCCTCTAGATTGTTCGTCTACTGAGTAACTATTAGAATTATAGTCTGCTGCTTCTTTTAAGTATTCGTTTCTTTTAGTATTTATCTTCTTTTCATTACGCTTAGTAAATGTAAATTGATCTCTAAAACCTAATGAATTTAACCATGCAAATTGTATATGTGAATAATCATTACATTCTTCATCTAATATTCTAAAACCTTGTGTTTTCCAACCGGATGGTTGCATTACTCCACTATTACCACATGCTGCACTAGTTGGACTAAATACCATTGGCATTACATAATATGTTTTAGTTAATGAATTAATATTTACTTCAGGTATATTAGCTGGACCACATCCAAATGTTATAGTTTGAAAATTACCAGTAGGTACTAATCCTTGACCTGGTGTTACATTAGGACCACCGCCGTTTGATTGTATATTATCTACTTCTGTTTCACTGATTAGTAATCCATTAGCATCGAATTGTACAACAAGAAATAATTCTATTCCTTGTGCAGTGAATACTGGCGGTATTGGACCAGTTTTAGAAGTTACATTATAAAAACTTTTAGTACATACACTATCTGAATATACATTGTGCATATCAATACCTTGTGGTGATCTCCATTGTTCTGCGTAGAAATCATCTCCAGTTGCTGTATCGCTTATAGTCCATGTGTTATCTGATAATGCGAAACCTTGTGGTGACTTAGACGCTGGGTTTAAGATTGTACAACCATTAATATCTCCTTGAATTTTAGGTTGATATTTACTAGCATTAAATGGCACATCATAGTATTGTTTACTACCTGCGATTGATGTGTATATTGTAGGTTGTATAAGCCATGGTCCATCGAGTGTTCCATTAGTCTCAGTGTTTAAACCTATTTGATATTGAATTAATTCACCATTAGCAATATGCATAGGACGTTGTTGACCTACTCCTACGTTATCAATATTATAATCACTAGGACCTACGATTGATTGTAAGATATTTTGTATATCAAAGATTGCTTTTGCGAATCTATTAGGTGATTGTCTAATATCTGCAACAGGATCTACATTACCTACTATATAGATTCTTAGTGCGTATTTATCTTGTGACGGTGTGATTCCGTCTAATGTAAATGGATTTGCACCATATGCCATATCAAATGGTAGTGATGGTTTTTGTGTTACTGTTATTGCCATAGTTAAAAGTTATTTGTTATTTCGATTGCAATGCCTTCTGCAATTTGGTTTTCTATATCATTAAAATCAAAGAATTGCCTTCTAGGAAGACCAAATTCCCTATCATTATATTTAAACATACGACCAAAGTAAGTTTCTTTAGGAGCTTGTCCGCCATTCTTAAATGAAGGTGTAGGCATCACACCATAGTTATTATACATACCATAATCGAGCATGTTAATAGTCAAAGTATCTGCGGTTGCGGTTGCCTTTAAACTATTCCATAATGGACCTCCAGTCTTAAGACCTACTGAACTATAACTTGCTTTTAAATCTTGTTCGATTAAGTCTGCGATGTTAGTCAGAGTAGGTTGGAGATCTTGTATTGATTCACCGAATGCACCTAAACGTTGTTCGAATTCTGTTAGTGTCATTATGCCGTGATCCTTTGTATTTTCGATGTTCCTGTATAACCGACGATTGGTCCATCAGGTGCTGGAGTACCTTGATCTCTATAACGGAATAAGATTGCAATTTCATCTGTATCTTGTCCAGCATCTATTTCAAAGCTTTGTTGATAATTAACTATCGTTCCGTCAATCGGAAGGGCTGGTACGTCTGTATATGTTTGTTGTTGACCATTAACTACTACTTGAATCCAGAATTGATCTTGCGATAAATCGATACCTTGTACATTTGTAAGTAATAAATCAAAATCAAAACGGAATATACCTGTAACTCCTTGTGGTATTGTCCATCTTCTATCTCCTCCATTATAATAGGGTTGTGTTGTGCTATTTCTATCATTGATTGCTAAAGGAGTCTCAGATCGATCACAGTTTAAAAATGTTCCAGGTTCATCATACTTAGCATAGAATTCGTTATAGGTTCTAGTATACTCTGGGTAATCAGTGGTTTTTGCTCCAACTCTAAATGCTGTATCAAATGCTGGACATTCTTCAACGTTTATAAATACTCTATTAATAAGAGTTTCTTTAGGGTTTATTGGTGCGACACATTCATTTATTTCAGATGCTATAACTACTGAGAAGCTTGCTGTCATACCTGCTACGTCATCTTGAAACCTTTCATTAAATGGTTGATATGATAGATTGGTATATTGTACATCAGTCTTTGCATCATCATATGCATATTTTAAGTAGGCTATAATATCATCAATGTATTGTTGACACTGTGATTGGATTGCTAGCATATTATTGTAAGGTTGATCACTTACTTCTTCTCTAGCCATATCCATTACAATCATATTAAAATTATAAGTAACTGAATTGCTATTACGAGTGTGTGATTGTGGATTTAAGAAAAGATATGGATAATCTGCTTGTACTTTAGCATCTCCGCTTGTATTCTCAAATCTTACCTTTAAGTCTGATATGTCTCCATATCCAAAGTCTACTAACATCTTATGTTGATTAGTGATGTCTTGTATTCTATTTACGAGATCTTGATAAGTCATGTTTACGTTTTTGATTTAATTGTCTTTGTTGCTCTTCCAACATTCTTTCTTTTCTTAGACTCATGAAGGTAAGGGCTTTATATAATGGTAGGTCAGTTGTCTGATCTAATATATGTACGTTATTGTCACTTAGATCTACGAGTACTTTATACCAACCTTTCGCTACTCCATTAGGATCTTGTATTGGTTCATCATCTACTAGTTCTTCGTTGCGATCGTTAATTCCAAATAGGCCTGCGTAGCTTCTATAAGTACTTGTACGAAACTTCATATATTCATCTATTAAATAAAGGGCTTCATCTGCGTACTTGATAGGCTTCTTGCTAAGTATACCTAAAATATCATCAATGTATTTTTCAGGTGAAAGGGTTAACCAAATATCTAAGTCTATAAATTCACCTAATGTAAATTCTGTAAAGTCTCTATACTTACATACTCTGCGCTTTGCAAGATTACTAAGTATTAAACTATTTGCGAGTATCAAACTATCATCATCGACATTAATGAAACGACCAGCAGGTTGATTAAATGCAATACCCATCATAATAGGCCATGAATATGCCTCTTCTCTATCTAAACGCACGATATGTTTCCATTGCTCTAATGTATATCGCTTAGGAATCTTATAGTGTCTATTGTTTAATTTAAATTTGGTCATATACTATTAAATATAAAAGGATCTGTTATTGAATTAGTACTTTCCTGTAACGGCATAAACACCATAAGTCTTATTAGATTTCCTATGATAGTTACAAATTGCTAATGACATTACAGTATCATCGTGCAGGCCACTAGGATGTCCGTACCTGATGTTTCTGGTTTTTGGATTATAGTCATAAGTAAATACACTCAGTTCATCATATAGATATGGGAATACTTGACGCGATGGTATCTTAATAGTTTGTTCATTCATATCTAATATAAGACCTTCAATGATTTCATTCTTTGATTTACTCGAAGTTATAAAAGGGTGTGTATCTTGCCATTCCTTTTTCAGTTGTTCATATATTACGTCTCCGATACTATTGACTTCCACGAGTACAGTGGCATTATATTGACGTACCTTTGCTAATATATCTCTAACCATCATAGACCATTCTACTTTGTTATTTCTATATATGTCTATAATACTACCATCAGAATTCATGAATGTGGCTACCGTAAAGTCTTCCTGTTTACCAAGGTCAATTCCGCAATAGATCCTACCATTTGGTCTTGCATATTGGTCGATACAATTTCTATCAATATCTGTAAATACTTCTCCACCGCTATCAATGAATTGCGCAAGATATTCTTGTTTAAATACATTATCAGGAAGGGTCTTTTTAGCATCATCGATATCTTCTGCGGCAATATATGGAGTGTCATAGCTACTTCCAGTATACGCAGCATATTGTGGATTGTCTTCACTACGTCCTAGTTGAAATAGTGTCTTAAACC